GTCTAAGCTAGACGGTATAGCAGCAAGTGCTAATAATTACTCACTACCTGTAGCTTCTGCTAGTGTGCTAGGCGGTATTAAGGTAGGAACTAATCTCTCAATATCTGAAGGAGTATTAAGCTCTACGGATACTAACACTTGGAGACCGCTAGGTACCGGTGCTACTGATGCCGCAGCCGGTAATCACACTCACGATGACCGATACTACACCGAAACTGAAGTTAATAGTTATTTAGATGGTAAATTAACTAATACTTGGGATAGTACTACTAATGTAAGCAACGGATTTTCCGATAGAGTAGGAGGATGGAACCCCTCAGATGATAACTATTGGGATGCTACTTTAAGAAGTACTTCTGGTAGAATATATACTGATGTTAGCGGTAGAACTGCAGATGCTAGTGGTTATAGTATTGACTTTGCTGTACCGTCCGGTATGAAGATGATGCATATCTCTACATTAGCATGGTCGAACACAGGGTATTTTGACGTCTACGGAGTCAAATCCAACGGAACAGCATTATGGATTAAACGTATAAACGATTTCCAGGATGTACAACATGAAAGTGTTAGCCTCGATCACGCTGGATCCCATATGTACAAGGTTGAAGGCGTTGACAGGTTTACTACCATAAGGCTTAAAGGACGTGTAGGTAGACTACACCTACAGGGTGTAGGCTGGACTAAAGAAAGAGGAGGAGGTGATTCGTTTAACGGATTTGTACACATAGATAACGTATACTCTCCTAGCACTATACTTACATCGGGAAATATTGGCTCTTACGCCCTAACATCTTTACCGTCTCATACCCATGACGATCGTTACTACACCGAGACAGAAGTAGATACTCTATTAGCCGGTAAACAAGCATCAGGTACCTACCTAACATCCTTACCTTCTCACGATCACGATGATCGCTATTTTACTGAGACTGAATCTGATAGTAGGTTCTTAAAATTAGCAGGAGGTACTATGACCGGTACTTTAACTGCTCCTACTATAGTCCCTACATTATTCCACTATGCTTACGGATGGAGAAAGTACTTTAAGGTTAGATCAGTAGGAGTAAACGGTGGAAGTATCAACGGAAAATGGGTACATTTATTTAGCGTAGAGATAGTAGGATCTTACGATAAAGCTCTCATTAAAGCTAAGTTAAATGGATACGACGATGTAGCAATCGGTACAGAAGTTATTCATGTTCTATATGAAAACGGAGGAAGTACTCAAGAAAACCACGACCTATACTGGTACTCTATTGATAATACAGCTTCTATATTTAAAGCAGTAAAATCCATTAGAACATCAGCATCCGGGCTTAGAAACTCATACGAGGTATGGGCTCAGATGGCTGGTGACTGGAGAGATACCTTTACAATGGAGGTTGAGTTCTGGGAAGAAGAGAATAGAGCATTAACTTTTGGAACAGCCGCCGGCCAGGCAGAAGAGCCATCTGGAGACAGTAACGATATTGTAAAAACATCCAGACAATGGGCAGTTAATAGTAACCTTTACATAGGAGGTAATATAACTTTAGCAGGTACAGTAGACGGTAGAGATATAGCTACTGATGGTACAAAGTTAGACGGTATTGCTGCTAATGCAAACAATTACTCACTACCTATAGCATCAGCTAGTACTTTAGGAGGTATTAAGATTGGTACAAACTTAAGTATTGATACAAACGGAGTAGTTAGTTCTACTGATACTAACACTTGGAGACCGCTAGGAACTGGAGCTACTGATGCAGCTGCTGGTAACCACACTCACGATGACCGTTACTACACAGAAACTGAATCTGATACTAGATTTGCCAGAAAAGATTCTACAGATTCAGCAGACCTATTGGGATTAGTTACAGTCAACGTAGATATGACGTTAAGAACAGACTGGCAGGCTACAAGTATTAGAGGTAATACCTTATCAACAGGTACCTACATAGTACAGGTATATGTAAATGACTACGCAGTAGGAGGAGGACATTACACAGAGTACTACTCAGGTACAATGTCCTGGTTCGGAACAGCAACAAATTCAACTGTTACAGACGAAATAGTGCTGCACAGAGCTGGTCACGCTCCAAATAGTGGTAGAATTTACCTACGTACAAAACGTACACCAGGAGCAAATGATGGAAATATGTATTTAGAGATGGCAGGGGATACAGACAATACTGGAAGTTCAAGGTATGTGTTTAAATTTAGAAGGTTAATATAATGAAACTTAAAGATACAGTCTACATATCAGGAGGACAGATCTGGACATCGGCTAATGATGGAGCTAGCTCTGGCCTAGATGCAGATACTCTAGACGGGAACCAAGCTACCGCCTTCGCTGCAGCTTCTCATACTCACGACTACCTTCCACTAGCAGGAGGAACATTAACAGGAAAACTTAACCTTCATGCTGGAAACTACGAGGGGTCTATTGTGTTTGGTAGTGTTTCAACTTGGAGAACAGGTATTCGCCAACACGATGATGCTGATGCAGAGTTAAGAATTTGGGCTAAGAGTGCTGACGGTATGATTTTCTTAGCTACAGGATATGACGGAGAACCTGCTGATATCGCCAGACCAACCGACGGTTTAGCTATACAAGGAAATAAATTAGGAATTGGTAACTTTAGTGCTGCTGACCCTGACTACAAGCTTCACGTAAAAGGAGATATCTATGCAAACGGAGGTTGGGTAAGAGTTTCCGGTAACGACGGATTATACTTTGAGACCCATGGCGGTGGCTGGTACATGATTGATTCTTCATGGATTCGTTCATACGGAAGTAAAAGCGTATATGTTAATGCAGGATTTGAAGTAGGATCGTGGATTCAAAACGCTGGTGATTATAGAACACTTAATGCATCTAATGACGGGTGGAATACTACCATATACCGTAACGGAGGATACCCGTTCTTCCGAGGCACTACAGTTGGTTTTGAAGGTGCTAGAGTGTATGCTCCTGAAGGTGCTGTTTATACAACAAGTACTTCTACAGTAACAGGAGCATTTAAAATTAAGCTACCTACACGTAAAAACAACTCATCTACAATGATGAGAATGACTGTAAAGATCTACCAGTACAATACCGGTAATTCTTACACCATTGAACTAGGAGGTTATAACTACGCAGGAGGAAACTGGTATAATTTATTTGCACACCAGATAAGTGATGCTGGAGTACAGTTAACAGTAAGATTTGGATACGACAGTACTGGGGATTGTATATGGATCGGAGAGACAAATTCTTCTTGGTCTTACCCTCAAGTATATGTAACTGAATTCCAATCTGGGTATAATTCTATTGATTCCGATTGGGCAACAGGATGGTCAATCACACCGGTAACCTCTTTTGATACTGTTGAACAAGAGCGCCCTGCTGCTGTAACAGTAACCTCCCGTAATGTTAGCTCATATGCTTTAACATCTCTACCTTCACATACTCACGTATGGACTGATATAACAGACAGACCTACAAACGTATCTTCATTTACCAATGACTCAGGATATATCACTTCGTATGTTAATACTGTAACTAGAGTAGGTGTAGCGGATGATGTATCATCTGGAGATATAGTAATTAGAGGAGCTGGAGCTACCACAGTTACTAAGAACGCTGGTACTATAACTATTACTTCCACAGACACCGACACTAATACCTGGAGACCTTTAGGTACTGGAGCTACTGATGCAGCTGCTGGTAATCACACTCACGATGACCGTTATTATACTGAATCAGAAGTAGATACTTTATTAGGTACCAAAGCAGCATCCTCACATACTCACAATATAGTTCTTACACAAGGAAACTATGTATGGAGTGCAGACACTAGAGCAGGAGATTATACTACTGGAATTCAAACCTCATTTGTACAAGCCGCTAACGGCTGGCCAAACTACGGCGCAGTGCTTCATGTAGGAGCACGCGGAGGAAGCGATGCAGGAGGTGACTTTCAGCTCTATATGGGCCATGGTTCAAACTACGGAGGTACTTCCTTAAGAGTAAGAAGCGCAGATAATGATGCAGCAGTATCAGATAGCTGGACTGAATGGAAAACTATTTTAGATAGCTCTAATGTTGGAAACTATGCTTTAACAGCCTTACCTTCTCACACTCACGATGACCGTTACTATACAGAATCGGAGGTAGATACTTTATTAGCCGGTAAACTAGGATCAACTGCAAAAGCAGCAGATTCAGAACTTATAGACGGTATAGATTCATCGAGAATTGTTTACGGTGCAAACTCTAGAAAATCTACCAGAAACGATAGCAGTATGGTTTCTCGAGCTCAAGAGGGAGGATTCTTCTACGGGTATAACCCAGGTGGAGCACCATATACAGAATGGTGGAACTGGATAACAATTGCCGGCGCTTCATGGACAAGTGATAATAACTACGATTTTAAACTTGCTCATAACTTCCACGGAGATGATTTCTATGTAAGTAGAATGACTAACGGAACACAGTACGGATGGAGAAAGATTCTAGATAGCTCAAATATTGGGAGTTATGCAGCAGCAGTTTCTCACACTCACGATGACCGTTACTATACAGAATCGGAAGTAGATACTCTATTAGGTACTAAAGCAGCATCTTCACATACTCACGGTATTGGATCAATCACTGATGCTAGTAGATGGTGGAATAACTTCGGGGATAACCACAGTACTAGAACATCCTTTGATGCTGCTGGCGGAACTCTAAGCACTGGCTTTGGGTGGAGATTCGTTCAAGGAAACACCAACGGCCCGGGTACTGACACTAGCCCTAACCAATTCTATGCACTTACAGTAGGATTAGGAAATGAGTACGACTACAATACATATGGAATGCAGTTAGCTATCCCTAGGAACACTGCTAGTCCTTATATTTCTGTTCGCTTTGAAGAAAACAGGGTATTAGGAGGATGGCAAAAAATATCCGCAGGGTATGCAGACAGCGCTGGTTCAGTTGCTTGGAGCAACGTATCAGGTAAGCCAACTACTTTTAGCCCGTCTTCCCACACTCACGACGATAGATACTATACAGAATCAGAAGTTAACAGTCTACTTAATGCTAAAGGAGATGCTATCCCAGTAACACAAGATGGCGAGGCGCTGGGTAATCTTGCATCTATTGTAGTATTACAAGAAGAACAGAGAGCAGAATTTACCACAACGTCCGGGAATAAATTCAGTGTAATGCTCGCAGGATAATTAAAGTTGCCTAAGAAAGATTTTATTCATATATTTATATATAACTAACCGGTTAAATTAAATTTGTTACATGGAAAACCAGAAATTAACTCAAGAAGAGCTTCAGCAGATTGCTGAACTTCAAGACAAGAATCGCGCAATCGTTGCAGAATTCGGCGAGATCGAATTAATCAAAATGAACATCGAGCGTAGACGTACTAATGCTGAGAAGTTCTTAACCGAGCTTCGTGAAGAAGAAAACGCTTTCGGTAAAGAGCTTTCTGAAAAGTACGGTGACGGAACTGTAGACCTTCAATCAGGAGAGTTCGTTCCTGCACCACAACCAGAAGCTCCAGCTGAAGAACCAGCTGCAGAATAAGCTTTACGCACTCCAGGGGGATGATTAAGAGGGTTTCGGCCCTCTTTTTCTATTTATAAAAAACATTCCCGGATATGGCATTAGAAAATAAAAAATCTCAACTCCAGCCTACTACTATTCAAGCTCAGCAATACAGACTACAGTATTCGAACTTGCAAGATAGAGCTAGCCAAGCTACCACGTATAACCGTGCTGCTGGACTTGTACCGAACACCTCCCAGTTTGCTGGCAGACCAGCACCAGTAGCTCTAGCTGCTCCTGTAGCACAGCCGGTTCAAGCCCCTACTACTGAGAAGGTATACAGAACATCAGCAGGTGTATTTGGCGGAAACACCTACTTTACTTCTTCTATTGGTGATATCGATCTTAACGGAGTAACATCAGGTTCTTTATCATTTGTATTTATGATTAAGCCTGATGCAGTACCTACTAGAGAGAAGCAATACCTATTACATGCTTATACAGGCTCTTTTGCTAGTCATTCTCTGGAAGTAACATTAAACGGATATAACTTAGAGATTAGAGGCACAAATGCAGGTAAGTATTCAAGATTTTACGCTACTATTCCTGCTAACGTATGGGGAAACCAAGATAACGGGTATACATTAATTGAAATTGGTAGAAACCCACAGTCCGTTAACGCACCAAATATGCCTTTAGCATGGACAAGCTTCTATGCTAGAGTTGGAAATAGAGCATATAACCTAATTCCTAAAGGTAACGGTATAGTAACCTCACACGATCTTCCTTTAGCAGACCAGCTTTATATCGGAGGTACTCCTTATACAGCCGGATCTAACTTCTCAGGATCTATTGCATTTGCAATGATCAAAGGTAATACTCGACTAACATCCGTACAATACAATGACTTAGGGGACAGTAAAATAACTGCAGGATCTATCATACCTCAGGTTAGAGCTTATACTTTTGATGGAGCTGGCGCAATTGAAGACCCAGGTACATTAGCAAATGTTAATGTTACTTTAGGAGTAACTGGGAGCTATTCTACTACTACTGGATACTATTAATGGTTTGCACTTCACTAACATATTTATATAAAGAATAATTAACCCTTCATAAAGATGGCAGAAAGAATTTTATCACCAGGTGTATTCTCAAGAGAGAATGACCTATCTTTCATCACACCAGCCGCCGGCGAGATCTCTACAGCTCTTGTAGGACCTGCAGCTAAAGGTCCTGTTGGTATTCCAACTGTAGTTCGTTCATACGGCGAATACGTAAACGTATTTGGTGGTGCATTCAAATCAGGTAGTGACTACTATACACACTTTACAACCTTAGCAGCTGAGAAGTATTTCGAGCAAGGCGGCAGTTCTTTATTAGTAACCAGAGTATCTGAGCAAGCATTTGACGGTGCTTCTGCTACGGTATACAGCGGATCTACTGCATGGTTTACTTTAAAAACTCTTGCTGAAGGTGAGATCATGAATAACAGCGGTTCTGCTGCTGAGAACTTAGCCGACAATGCTCTACTAAGTGGCTCTGCAGATAACGTTAGATGGGAAGTAACTAATGTAGATTCTAGTCAAGGTACTATCTCACTTGTCATTAGAAGGGGTGACGATAACGAGAGAAGTAAAGTTATCTTAGAGACATACTCTAACTTATCTCTTGATCCAAAATCAGACAATTACATTGCCAAGAGAATTGGTGACCAATATAAGGTACTAGGTACTGACGGAGTAGTAACTGTTAATGGTGATTATCCTAATGCTTCTAAATACGTTTACGTATCTAGTGTAGCTTTCAAAACTCCTGACTACTTAGATAACACAGGTGCTGCTAAGCCTGCTTACTCTAGCTCCTTTGATAACTTCTCAGTTGGCTCTGGTTCTTACCACGGTACATTCTTAGAAGGTACAGGTACTTTATTCCAAGCTGGCACTACTGCTAACTTCTTTGAAAATGTAAACGGTACAGACACTCAAGGTGTTGCTGCTACTGCTTATACTAACGTAGATAACAAAGGAGTAAGCGTTGCAACAATCCTTGCTAACAGAGACGAATACAGATTCAACGTATTACTAACACCAGGTATTAACAAAAACCAACATTCTTCTGCTGTAACTGCTTTAACTAGCATGGTAGAGACTAGAGGAGATGCAGTTTATGTAGCTGACCTACGCCAGTACGGAAGTACAGTAGGACAGGTAACAGGTGTTGCTGCTGGTATGAACAGCTCTTATGCAGCTGCTTACTGGCCTTGGGTTAAGCTTGTTAGCGGAGAACTAGGAAGAAACGTATGGGCTCCAGCTTCTACAGTAATGGGAGGTGTTTACGCCTTCACTGATAACGTTGGTGCTGAATGGTTTGCTCCTGCTGGTCTCATCAGAGGCGGTATTCCTTCAGTAGTAATGGCAGAAAGAAAGCTTTCTCAATCTGATAGAGATACACTATACTTAGGAAAAGTTAACCCACTTGCTACCTTCCCAGGTTCAGGCGTAGTTGCTTACGGTCAGAAGACCTTACAGACTAAAGCTTCTGCTCTTGATCGTGTAAACGTTAGAAGACTTCTTATCAACCTTAAGAACTTCATCGGCGATCAAGCTAACAACCTAGTATTCGAGCAAAATACAATCGCAACTAGAAATAGATTCTTAGCTGCTGTTAACCCATACTTGGAGACAGTAGTTCAAAGACAAGGACTTTACGCTTACAGAGTTGTAATGGATGACACCAACAACACTGCTGACGTTATCGATAGAAACCAGTTAGTAGGTCAGATTTTTATCCAGCCAGCTAAAACTGCAGAATTTATCGTACTCGACTTCGTAGTACAACCTACAGGTGCAACATTTGGAGCGTAACTATTTATAATAAAGTAAAAAAAGAAGTAACATGCCAGTACTAGATCCAAACGAAATCATGTTCACAGCCTTCGAACCGAAGGTAACGAACAGATTTATCATGTACATCGATGGAATTCCATCATATATGGTTAAGAGCGTAACTTCACCTTCCTTCACTGACGGTGTTATCAAGCTTGATCATATCAACACTTATAGAAAGCTCCGCGGTAAGAGAGAGTGGCAGAATATGACTCTTAGCCTTTACGATCCGATTACTCCTTCTGGTGCACAGGCTGTTATGGAGTGGGCTCGTTTAGGATACGAATCAGTAACTGGTCGTGCTGGATACGCAGACTTCTACAAGAAGATTATAACTCTTAACATGTTAGGTCCTGTAGGTGATATTATTGGTGAATGGGTCATCAAAGGTGCATTCGTACAGTCTTCTAACTTTGGACAGTACAACTGGTCTACAGACGAAGCTATCTCAGTTGAATTAACAATTGCGATGGACTACTGCGTACTGAACTTCTAATATACCCCCGCCTTGTCAACAAAAGAAGCCCGGTCTTTATGGCCGGGTTTTTTATTTTCATATATTTATATATAAACGTTATAACTAATAGTTTATGGAATTTAATCTACCAACAGAGACTATCGAATTACCTTCTAAAGGACTACTCTACCCAGAAGGTCACCCACTAGCAAGCGGTACAGTTGAAATGAAGTACATGACTGCTAAAGAAGAAGATATCTTAACAAACCAAAATTATATTAAGAGCGGTGTTGTAATTGATAAGTTACTTCAATCTTTACTTATTACTAAATTTGACTACGGTGACCTACTTATAGGTGATAAAAATGCTATTATGATAGCAGCTAGAATTTTATCCTACGGTAAAGACTACCCGGTGAATTACAACAGCGAAGAGATTACAGTAGATCTTTCGTTAATGGAGCCTAAAAAGACTGATATTGAGTACGTTAGAGGTCAAAACGAATTTAGCTTAATACTACCGGTCTCTAAATATGAAATTACCTATAGACTCTTAACACATAAAGACGAAGTAGATATTGAAAAAGAGATTAAAGGTCTACAGAAGATTAATAAAGAAAACATTGCTGAAGTAACCACTCGTCTAAAGTATATGGTAACTTCTGTTAACGGTAGTAGAGAGTTAGGTGACATTAGAAAATTTGTAGATCAGTTCTTACTTGCCAAAGATGCTAGAGCGATCAGAGAAGCTTACTCTAATACTGCACCAGACCTAGATCTTAAGTTTACTTACACTAATTCAGATGGGAGCGAAGAGGAGGTCGCTCTCCCTATAACTATTAGCTTTTTTTGGCCTGACGCGTGAGTATAGAACCCAAGTATTTAATCAGGTACATGAAATAGTATTTCATGGTAACGGAGGATACGATTGGCAGACAGTTTACAATATGCCTATATGGTTAAGAAAGTTTACTGCACAATCCATTAAAGAATACTACGATAAGCAGAGAGAAGCCCAGGAAGAAGCTCAAAGAAAAGCCCAAGGTATCCAGCAAGCAACCCCTCAAAACAGTAGTCTAGTACGTCCTCCAATACCTAAACCAACTTATACTACGAAGGCCTCTACAAAATAGAGGCTTTCCTATTTATAATATATTGTAACTACGTATGGCCGACGATCCACAAAGAATACCTTTAGGAAACTTAGACGCAAAACAAATGGCTGTTGAAGCAGAACAAACCGCTTCACAGATTGCAAGTATGTCTAAGCAGCTTGCCGGTTTGGCGCAAGCCACAGACGGTATAAGTACTCGTGCCCGTCGTAATATTACCGAGACTAAGAAGGCATACCAGAGTATTGCTGATGAGCTAAATAAAAATATTGAGAGTGAAAGAGATTATGAAAAAATAATCGAATCTAACAATAAAATTAAAAAAGCTCTCCTTAAGACTGAAGTTCAAAGAATCATTCTTTTAGAAAAAGTAAAAACTGCTACTGAAGACGAAACTAAGGCTATAATGAAGACCTTAGAGACTCTTCTTGATTTTGAACAAACAGTCAAAGCATCAGCTAAAGGAATGGAAGCAGTTGCTGATCAATCTAAAAAAGTAGTAGAAGCAGGCAAAGGATTTCAAAAACTTGCAGATGCATTAGGTTCAATACCCGTACTCGGTCGAACGTTAAGCGCACCATTTGAAAAAGCAGCAGCCTCTGCAAAAGACGCAGCTGAGAACGGAGCTAGTAAGTTACAAGCAAATCTCAAAGGTGCTGCAGTAGCAGCAGGAGAGTTTGCAAAACTCATAGGTCCCGCAGCTATAATTAAGTCTCTATTTACTGCTAGTACAGTAGCTGGGGACTTTAATAAGCAGCTCGGTATTGGGATGCAAGGTGGCCGAGAAATGGCTAACCGCTTTAGGGAAGTAGCAGAAAATTCTGAAGACGCTAGAATCGCTACTATTAAGTTAGTAAAAGCTAATGGAGAACTTAATAAGTCTCTCGGAGTATCGGTAGAGTTTAGTGGCGATGCAACTAAAAACTTCATAAGAAATACAGAATACTTAGGAGCATCAGCAGAAGCTGCTGCAAAAGTAGAGCAGCTTTCTATGAACTTAGGAGTAAGTTCTAGTGAATATGCTTCAAGTCTGGCGTCTGCTGCTAATGAGGCAGGACAGAACCTAAAAGTCCATATGCCGTTGAGTCAAATAATGGAGAAGATTAAAGGTCTCTCTACTACAACATTACTCAACTTCAGGAATAGTCCAAAAGCTTTAGCAGAAGGCATTGTAATGGCTGAAAAGCTAGGAATGTCTTTCGAGCAAATAAGAAACACTGCAAATCAACTTCTTAACTTCGAACAATCTATCTCAGATGAACTAGAAGCAGAAGTACTAACTGGTAAAGATCTTAATTTAGAACAAGCTCGTTTAGCATCGCTAAGAGGTGACGATGTAACTCTAATGAGAGAACTTAACCGTGAGGTAGGTACACTAAACGACTTCCAAAACATGTCCGTTATCCAGCGTGAATCTATTGCGAAAGCTTTAGGTATGACTGCTGATCAAATGGGTACAGTCCTTTTAAGGCAGGACATGATTAATAAGTTAGGAGATAGAGCTAAAGCAGCTTCTGACGAACAGTTACAAAATGCTCAAGCATTAGTAGATGCTGCTAAAGCTCGTAATGAAGAATTATCGATAGGTGAAGCATTAAGACAGGTACAGGAGCAAGCTGATGCAACTAAAAAGTTTGAAGATGTTGTAATTAAACTTCAAGGAGCATTTGCAGACTTCTTTGCTGAATTAGACGAAAGTGGTACTATAGACAAGATTGCTGACTTCATCTCAAGTCTAGCTTCTAGCCCTATTACTAAGTTTGTGATGGGTATGGGAGGTACTGGAATGGCTGTAGTTGCTCTAGGTAAGTCACTCTTAGGAGGACTTAAAGGTGCAACTCCGTTAACCCCAATGTTCACTAAAGAAGTTGGATTAGGAGGAGCCGGAGGCGGAACGCCTGGTTCTGCAGGTAAGATGCTCAACCTCAGTAAAGGTAATATGATGAGAGCAGGCGGTTTTGCTCTCGGAGGAGCTTTAGTTCAAATGGGAGGTAATTACTTTGCCGACGAATTTGAAGAGGAAGGTAACATAGCAGCTGCAAAAACTACAGATGTAGTATCAGGAGCTGGTCAAGGAGCATTATACGGAGCTGCTATAGGATCTATCGTACCGGGTATTGGTACAGCAGCAGGTGCTATTGTTGGAGGAGCAATCGGATTGCTTTCTGGAGCATTAGAGGCATCTGAAAGAGGCGCTGAACAAAGAGAAGAAGAGCGTAAGAGAAGAGAAGAAGAGCAAAACAAAAAACAAGAAGATGCTCTACGTAAGTTAGCAGAAAAAGAAGCTAGAATTTATATGGACAGTAACCAGGTGGGGTTAGGATTAGCCTCAGGAAATAACTACGCAATCTAATGCCACTAATTCGAGATTTTAAAGATAACCTAACTCTACAGACTAGAGCTCGTAGAGATGATACGATTAGAATTGCTAAAATTCTTAATCCGTTAACTACTACCGGAGCTAACTTTGCAATCAATCAGACTATCTTAAGAGCTTCTGAAACAGCAGATACTTTAAATAAAGCATCTTTTGCTACTGGACAAGGTAGGCAAGATCTACTAAAGTCAGCTCAAAATGGAGCAGTTGGATACGCTTCAGCTTTAGCAGCTATCTTAGCTCAGGTACCAGTCTCAGGAACCGGCACCCATTTTGCGGCAAACGAAGTAGCAGCTTTACTAAGAAGAGAATACGTTACCTATATTAATTCTACTAATGCTGCTTCAGAGGCTAAGTACTCCGGTAAGGTGTTTATTAGTAAGAATAATAAACGAATGAAAGGAGCTCAAACCTGGGATGAGCAAGGATTCGCAGGAGCAGGTACTTCTGATGAAATAGGTACCGTTGGAATCAGTAGTAATGTACAAGAACTACTTAAGAAAGAGTCACTGCCGGTTGTCTTTCGAATAGTAGGTGAAACTAATTCAACATTACTTTTTAGAGGTTTTATACAAGGAATTTCAAATAGTTTTAATCCTAGCTGGACTACTGTACAGTATGTAGGTAGAGGAGAACCTCTCTATACTTACACAAATACCGGCAGAACGTTGTCTTTTGGGTTAACAGTTCCTATCTTTAGTGAAGCTGAACAACACGCTGCATATCAAAAAGTGAATTCGTTAATATCACATACATACCCTAAATACGTTGACAACCTACCACAAGGTACTGTTACAGCTATTAGAATAGGAGATTATCTATCCCAGTATGGAGTTATTACAAGCATTGCAGACACTGTGGAAGTAGATGTACCGTGGTCAAGTAATGAGAAAGATGATGTACCTGTACTACTACCTCAAGTTATTAAATTGCAGATTTCTATGAATATTATTCATTATAAGCTACCTCAAAGATTCACAGGAGATAGTACAGATTTTGAATTACCTTTTATTGCAAACGGCTTACCGGCCTTTAAATAATAATATTAATGAGCAGGTACGATAAAATAAGCACTGTTATACGTGAAGGACAACCTCTAAGAGGAACTACCGTGTATAAGGATGTAGAAGCATCACCAGAAGACTACTATGTAATTACAACAGTAGGAGACCGTTTTGATATTTTAGCTAATCAATTTTATAGAGATTCCTCTCTATGGTATATTATTGCAGCTGCTAATCCTACCGTGCGTAGAGATACTTTATTCATTGAACCAGGGTACCAGATAAGAATTCCAATGCCGCTATCCAGAGTATTAACAGCAATAGATAACGAAAACGCTAACAGATGAGTTTTGTTTTAGGTAAACCTATTGATAGCTTATTAGTAAAGCAGGTAGAAGCTCGCCAAAAGATTCTCGGCAATTCTGATAGAGTTGTCGAAGGCGACTATAGCTTTTTTCTGCAAAAAATGCCGTGGATAAAACTAACCTCAGCAATTAATGTAGGTAGCTCTGATGAGTTAGCAAGGCTTAATATACTTACTAACGGAATCAATTTAGCAGGTTCAAGCGAAGTAGCTGGATATCAGGACACAAGTTTAGGAATTAGACCTAAACCAGGTATCACTTCAATGAACCTAAATACCCACAACAGGTACGGTAGTTTAAGAACAGCTACAGTTCAGTTTATTATACATTCAGTTGAGCAGCTTAATATCTATGAGCAGTTATTTATGCGTCCGGGCTACTCCGCACTACTGGAATGGGGACATTCTAAGTACTTAGATGCTAAAACATCTGCATATAAAGTAAAAGATATTCCAACCCTTATTGATTTCTTTAAAGGAGAAGGTAGCCCTAAGACTAAAACAGAACTATACGGTAAGATTGACGCCCTACGTAAAGAGTATAATTACAACTACGATGGGATGTACGGGCTGATTAAGAACTTTAGCTGGAGTATACAGCAAGACGGTACGTATGCCTGTAGTGTAGATATTGTTTCTATTGGATCTACGCTTGAATCTCTCAACATTAACGTAGCGGTTACTAACAGTGAAATACAAGCGTATAGTAAATTTGCTGCAGAAATTGAACGTAGTAATATCATTACAAAGTTAAGAGAGGAGCAAGAGATTGAAAATGAAGGCGGTACTGTAACTGAAGTAATTAACCCCGATAAACCTACAACTGAATCAGATCTTCAACTAGCTAAACTGGTAGAAGAGTACCTTACAGAACTTGCCGGGTTTAAACAATACCTTCTAGATAACAAACTAGCAAGTCAAACTCGCGGTATAAAACTCTACGGATATAAAGCAGCATACGATCAAATATCTGGTGTGACTGAAGCATCCCCTGGTAACTTCACAAAGACCGGAAATGTGTGGTACAGTGATGAAAAATCTTTCCGACTGATTGGAGTAAAAAATTCACCAGCACCTACTATTAGAATTATAACCCCTCCGATCTACTATAACGTAAAAAATGATGAACTAATTATAGTAGATCATACCGGCGCACTATCCCAAGCAAAACAGGATAACGGAAAAGGAGGAATACAGCCTATATCGTTACGTGGAGGTACCGCTGTAAGTAATAAACTTAGACTAGCATCAGAAACTTACTACCGTCTACCAATAGAGTCAGCGATGTTATTTGCAGAAACATCAGGGGGAAACTTTCAACTTAAACTCCAAGCAAACCAGATAGAGACTCTAAGGAGGATGAAACTAGGAGACGTAGAGTATCAGGCAGCTGTACATGAGTATGTATACACTCTTACACCTATTGATTTTGAGTTTACCGTAGACGTAGGAGCAAGTGCAAGCGAGACCCAAGAAAAACCAGAAGATAAAGTACCAGAACAGGAACCGGTCGACATTTTTGAAATTATAGCTACGGATAAAGAACCTCTACAGTCACGTATACACTACATACTACACCAGGCAAAATACAAAATATCTCAAGATAGGCCCGCAAGTGAAGTAAAACGTAACGGAGTACATACTTTGCAAGATGCCGACATGAAGTACTACAAAGTACCTAGTGAGTATAGAACTTTACGGTCTAAATCCGTTACAATTAAAACCGGAGAAGGAACTGACTCTACAGAGCTAATCTACTATAGTTACATACAGTTAGGGTTCTTACTAGATACTTTAAACACTCTTTTACCAAGAGATGGAGCAAAAGGAGAAGAGCTCTTTAAGTTTCATACCAAAAAGAGCGTAACGCATTTTATTAAAACCCTAAAAGCCTTCCACTACTCCGTGGATACAAGTAAATGCCTACTCCCACCAGAACAGGGTGCTGTAGATATACTAAGTATATTTGTTGAAATCGATTACATTGGAGACGTAGTAGAAAGTTTTTATAGTAGCGGTCAAGTACGTTTATATGATTTAATAGACACTATACTTAAGGATATTGTAATAGCTATTGGTAACTTTAACAGTTTCGAACTTCAATACTTTGAACTGGACAATACCTTCCACGTTGTTGATAGAGAAATTTTAGATCCCGATGCTTTTAAAAATGAGTACGCAACGTTTAGTATATTTGGTAAGAATAGCTTTGTTAGAAACCTAAACCTAACAAGCAAACTCAGCCCAGCAATCGGAGCTCAATTAGCAATCGCCGCTCAAGCTAATCCTGAATCTAATGGAATAGAAGGAACCGCTTGGAAATACTTTAATAAGAACTTAAAAGATAGGTTTATTGAGCAAAAGGTAGACGATGTTACTCGTAGACAGATTGTCGCTGCCGAAGCAGCAACAGCTAAAGCAGATAAAGAAGCTAAACTAAAAGATTACGCAGACGTATTTGATTATTTACGAGCTACCTACCCTGAAGGAGGTACTGCAAGCTACTACTACAGGAGAGCAGTTGAGTCTGTAATACCACAGTATGCTACTTTCTGCCAAAGACAGTTAGTAGAGCAGATTCAAGGAGGACAAGACTTTGGATTTATTATACCTTACGAACTCAGCATAACTGTAGACGGTATAAGCGGATTTAATGTAATGGAAAGCTTTAAGATACTTGACAGTATTATACCAGATAGTTACAAAGCTAATTCTAAGAACGGAATCGGATTTATTGTTACAGGTATACAGCAAGCTGTTTCAACAGGTGGATGGACAACCACAGTAAAAGCTCAGATCTACAACACTAATGACAAAGGTAGAGCAGGTGCTCCAATTATCAAAGATGCAGAGCAATCTTTATCCCCTCCTCCAGTAGGTGATGTTGACCCGCGTAAGAACTTAGATAAAGGCTGGGAAGGAAAAGAACAGGAATTTAAGCAAACAACTATTACATATGCTCAAGCGGTAACAGCAGTCAAAGCTGCAACCACTAACGTGAATCTTCGAAAAGCAGTTCTAGCGGTAATGATTAGAGAACAAGGCGGTAGTAATAAAACTATAAAAGGATTTAACTACAACTTTGGCGGCTACGATATAACCAGTGGTGGTTGGAGTTTTACAACTTTTGGTGAGAATATATCTAATGGATTTACTTATGCAACAGAAGGCGGTACAGGTCTAAAAAAAGCTTTTGTAAGTTTTGTATCACTTGAGAAATTTATGGCGCAAAAAGTTAAAGATTTTACAGACAAAGGATTCGATAGAGCTACTAATGCTGAAGAATGTGCTAAAGTTTGGTACGAAAAATGGAATGGATTCGGAGCTCGAGCACACTGGAGAAATAATTACCAAGGATTAAAAGATAAGTACCCATCTCAGGCAGAATATGATGCATATGTATTAGAGAATTTCAAACCGACGTATACTCTTGCTGCTGAACAATTCGCTTAACATGTATTTACCCAAAAGCAAATATAAAACAGGTCTACAGACAGCAGGAAATAGTCTGCTGATTGAGAGTACAAGAGAACCTTATACCGGTCCTTATTTTGAAACATTTAGTGGAGAAATATACACAGGTACTTCCCCGTTACAGAAAGGAGCCCAGAAGTTAGTCTTTAATGAAACCGTCTCTGAACAGCCCCCAGTACTGATTACACCTGAACAGTACGATATTATAAGACAAGATGTAGAAGCTCTTAAACTACGCGTTACAGAACCTGTAAATATATACTACCCTGTGCCTTCACAAGAAAACTACACTAAGGGAGAATTACTAAGATACTTTCTTAGAGATAAAACTATTGGAAGAATCTTAGAAGTTCGTAAAGACGTCTACGAATCAATTAGTAAAAAAGAAATCAAGTACTACTACCCTAAATATGAACTGTTAGCTTTAAGTTGGAGCTTACGCAATATAGGAAGTAACCGTACAGTTATGCAGTTAGCAGAAAAAAGACTCCCAGGTATTAGCTCTTACTTAAAAGATCCTGCTCAGTTTGTAAAATGAAAATAAGTTCGTATATTATGAAAGGTTATATTAATGAGTTATGTTTTATATCGTTGAAAGCGACGAACAGCTAAATTATTTATGTGCATTAGGACGAAATGAAGCGTACGTTGAGATTATTTCGGGGAATGACCGTTATCATAGTCTACTTACTGGGACTGTGGCTGCTTATATACGCCCTATCGGCTACCATGAGGGATACATTATTCCAGTAAATCACACCGAAGGACTTAATGTAACTAAAGATCGCATACAGAGCATCCTAAATTGCTTTGATACACTGTATACGTTTAACAAGAAGACGTTCTTATATCATTTCTCTCACGGTAATATCAATGATATCAACCTAATGTACTCTATGAGAGAGTATGAAAGCTTACAGCTTCCAGACCCTCCTCAGACCATACAGTGGTTTTATAATAGACTACAGGATAAAGAAGATCTTAATTCTATTATCCCTCTACCTAAACTTTTTGAGAAGTGCGAGAGAAACTATAGAAGCCTGTTAGATGTTATAGAGGATAGTAAATATATACTAGACTTGCCGGCCTGGAAGTTCTACAACAACCTAGCCATGGGAGTCTTCTATTTATCTGAACAATCAGGTATAAGAGTAACGTATGAACAGTTTCTGGAGAAGTTTACCCCTGCAAATCCTCGCTTTAGTATTGCGAATAATATTGCTTATACTAATTACAATCTCTATAATCCCACTAGCCGTCCTACTTCTGCCTTTAATTCTGTCAACTATGCTGCAATCCCCAAGAAGGAGGAGTACCGAAAGTGCTTCATCCCAAAAGGAGACAAGTTTGTAGAGTTTGACTTTGATGGCTACCATATAAGACTCATTGGAGAGGTAGTCGGCTACGAGTTTACACCTGAAAGTGTACATACTCAGCTAGGAAGGATGTACTTTGACAAAGAAACCTTAACTGAAGAGGAGTATAAACAGTCCAAACAGACTACTTTCCAGATTATGTACGGAGGAGTGCCGGATAAGTATCGTCATATTGAATTCTTTGATAAGGTAGCTGAGTATATTAATAAATTATGGAAGGAGTACGTAGAGAATGGTGTAGTCTATGCTCCTATCTCACAAAAGCCCTTCTACTCTACGTTAAAAGATATGAATCCGCAAAAATTATTCAATTATGTGATTCAATCGTTGGAGACCTCAAGAAACGTTCTTATATTAAAAGAAGTGCTGAGCTATCTAAGAGCTAAGAAAACAAAGGTTACGTTATATACTTATGATGCTATCCTATTTGATTTCTACCTTGAGGATGGTAAAGAAACCTTAGAAGACTTAAAGAAAATCTTAGAAACACAAGGGAGATACCCTGTTAAATTCAAATACAGTAATAATTTAGTTTTAGACTAGTAAATTCTATTTATAATGGAAGTTGATACAATGCCAATATTTGGTTATGACTTCGTCACAGATACCACAATTTGGAATGACGATATGAGTAATAAACTATTCTGTACTTTTACGACAGAAGATAATATAGACAATTTAGTAGAGACGATCAAAGGTAAGTACGATATTATGTACAATAAGATCTTTGTTCTTCATGCTAAAAGCAATGATGAGTACGTATGTACTTATAACGTGGACTTTGGTAATGTAGCCAACTTCCTGGATAACACTATTCTTGTACATCGCAAGAAAGAATCTAATACGCTTTACACAATTAACGCTCTTAACACTCTCATCAAAGAGTTAAACGGAGGTCATGCTGACCCTAACTATAGAGTAGATTGGAATGACTATCGTAACTGTATACTACTCACTCGCGGTACAGAACTTAAGCGTATCAACACCCGCCTTCATAAAATTATTGAACTTTAAGTTGTATCTTAGAGAACAAGTTCGTATATTGTATACGAAAACATATTTTTTTAATCAGTTATCTTAAATTAGTTTTATTATGGATTTATCCGCAATTAAGCAGAAGCTTGACGCAATGTCAAGTAATCGACCGGAACGCGAGAAGATCGACTACGAGGCAGTCTTTTGGAAGCCTAGCGTAGGTAAGCATCAGATTCGTGTAGTTCCTTCAATGTACAACCCTGACTATCCTTTCAGTGAATTGTACTTCCACTATGGCATCGGAAAGTATCCGATGATTGCTCTCTCAAACTTCGGTGAGCAAGACCCTGTTGTAGATTTCGTTAATGAACTTCGTAAGACTTCTGATCGTGACAACTGGTCACTATCTGGTAAGCTTGCACCTAAGATGCGTGTATTCGCACCTGTAGTTGTTCGTGGTGAAGAAGACAAAGGAGTACGTCTATGGGGCTTTGGTAAGCAGGTTTATAATACCTTGCTTCAATTAGCTGCTGACGAAGATGTAGGTGATTTTACCGATGTAATGAACGGCTTCGACGTAGTAGTAGAAGTTACTCAAGGTAATCCATATCCTCAGACTGCAGTTCGTATCAAGCCTAAGCAGTCTACTTTGAGTGAGAATAACACTCACGTAGATACTTGGTTGAAAAACCAACCAGATCCTTTGAAGTGCTTTACTAAGTACGACTTTAACTTCGTTAAGAAGCAGCTTGAAGGCTGGCTTTCTGGTAACGAAGAAGGAGATGATGCAGCACCTGCACCTGTTGTAGCAGCACCTGCTGTAACGCAAGCCCCGAAGCAGTCGTTTACTTTGGAGAATCAAGCTCCTAAGCAAGACACTGTAAGTCAGTTTGACGATTTGTTTAAAGACGACGATCTACCCTTCTAAGTATGGCCAAAAGAAAAGGAATATCTGAGAACGCCGAAGCGGCGATTAAGAAGAGTTTTAGCCTGGATAAGTTTAAGAAGAGCAAAGGCCTCTCCAATAGCAGTATTAAGTTTAAGGAGCAGCGCTGGATTCCTCTATCTAAAGCCTTCCAGGAGATTACTTCTATCCCAGGCATTCCCGAAGGTCATATTACATTATTAAGAGGTCATAGTGACACCGGTAAGACTACTGCTCTACTAGAGGCAGCTGTTTCTGCACAGAAGATGGGAATCTTGCCGGTGTTCATTATCACCGAGATGAAATGGTCTTGGGAACATGCTCGTGAGATGGGCCTTGAGTTCCAAGAGGTTGTTGATGAGAGTACAGGAGAGATTGTAGACT